AAACAACGCTCTTACCAGCCCTCTTGGCTAGATTAAGTGCAGTCTGTCCAGCGTTAGAACTGATGTTGGCTTCATCTCCATGAGCAAGTATCCAACCCTTTTCAAACTCAAAAAATTGTTTGTGAAATGTAATGCCCATTGATTCGAAATCCATGAACTTTGAGTATTGCAGTTCAGGCAAGCTGATTAAGCCAGGTACTTTTAGTAAAGTGTTATAAAGGCGATCAGTATGATTAGACCGGATAATATGAGCTTCTCGGCTGTGCTCTGTGATAGCCCAAAGGATTTCCTGAGTAGCTGTGCGGTCATCATCCAAAGTTTGTTGATAAGCCAAAGGTGTTTTTTCAGCCCAGCGGCTAATGGTTTGAAAGTCAATCTCATCACCAACACATAATACGCTATCAAATCTCTCGCGTTTCGCAAACTTGATAACATTTTTTACGGCCGTTTCATGTTGGTAGGGTACTTGAAGATCGCTGATAACTAAATATCGCTTAATCGTTATCCTCATCGTCAGTTGGATCTATGGAAGGAATGATCCCACCATCGCCTACGATCCAATCGGGAAAAGTCTTATGCTCGGTCATTAACCAAAAAGCGTGTTCTGGTGTAAACCCTGCTTTCCGAGCTGCTTTATAACATTCGTGCAAAGCCGTATAGTGTTGATCTATTTTTGATAATGGCTCAGGAGAATGGCGAACTATACGCCTGTTAATTTTTTTGCGTTTAGAAGGCTTGCGTGTGTTCGCCATGATTAAAATTATGACTTACTAATTAAAATAAAGAGATCATCGACACGCTTCTCCAAGCGATTGATTTGATCCTTTATTGATGAACCACCATTAGGTCGTAATTCAGCCAAATAAGATTTAATAACCCAGCGTAGAGCCAACAATAAAGTTGTGGTTACGGTGCATACGCCGACGGCAATACCCACCCAATCGTTTGCAGACATTACTCAGCATTGACACCTAGATCAGTATCTTTAGGATCTAAGGCTTTGATTAGGGGTGCCACAACAGCACCTAAAAGGACAGAGTATTCAGGGCGCATATCTCCAGCAATAGCAAGTGCAACTGTGATTCCAGATGCTGCTACAGCTCTCAAATATGACTTTAGGGCAGCCTTTGATTTTTTATTAAGTTTCATATTTTTCCCCCGATTAGTGGTATTTGGAAGTATGTATTGTCTTGATCGCCCAATTTTGTAAAGCTGACATGAATGTGGTGATCATGTCTATTGATGCCCTTGTAATCACGCCATGCCCAACCAGCTTTAGGACTTGCTATTTTGCCTTTATGAATTATGTAAGAAATGCGTTTATCGGTTTCTGCATGATCCCTGAGCTGGTCAGCAAGATAGAGCGAGAGCCCCTTTTGTGTACCCAAGTCAGAATCAATATCAATGGCTCGGACACACCCATCGATGTCTGGATTGTGATCTGAGATTCTTGCGGAATGGCGAGAATCACCCACCCATCCATCACTTTTACGATCCCGATCCGGGAACCAATCATCGATCTGCTCCCTCAGCTGTACGCCAGCCTTGCATAACCAAGGTGTCAATTTATTGTTGCCATTACCATCATGGTTGCAGTACCGGATGAAACAATTCCATAAAGAGCTTCATTATCAGATAATTGCATTGTCAACTTATCGCCATTATCCATGCGGTATCCGGTACTTGTAGTTACATCTGAATTGCCTAAATAAATAGTTCCAGATGATGAATGAAGATAAACAACTTGATCTGCTCTATTGGCTGTTACCAATAATGTAGCTGTGGTTGTTACTGTTTTTTGTGATGTATTAGGCATTTAATAAAGCCGCCTCTTCAGCTGTAATACCAAGTTTTTTAAGTAAAGCAGATTTGGCTGATGCTAATGTGTCAATTTCAGCCTTGCGTTTTGCCTCTATTAACTGCTCTGTTTCATATTTGGCAAATTCATCACTATTCATCTCACGATCAATAGTTTCATTTGTTTCGCAATCATATATTCTTATTTTTGGTTTAGACATTATTTCACCCCATATACATAAACAGTTCCGCCAGACCAAGTTCCAACAGTTGTTTTGAACCCTAAAGAAGTTACTGCTGCTGTTGTACCAGCATAGTAAGTGTTATTATTACAAACTGCTTTAGCACTACCAGTTGCTTGAATAAATCCACTAATTGAATTAACAACCTTTTTGCTGACAGTATTAGCATAATTTGGAATGTAAATATAGGTAAAATTATCATTATCTGCACTTTTTGCTGCATATCCAGTGCAATCCACACCACCAGTTGAATTATCAACAAAAGCGTTATTTGACGAACCTGTGCCTCTATTCACAAATTGTTGGTAATTTGCTCCTGTCGTATCACCATTAATTAAACAATACAAACCAAAATCAGATGATGCGTAATAATCTACAACATAAATTACTAAGTCATTATATGAACCACTTATGGTTGATATGGTTGTTGTTGTGCCTGATAATGCTGTGCCACCTGAGTTTAACAAAGTCATTCCACCACCAGCAGCAGGTGCAGCCCAACTAGGTATGCCACCAGAAACAGTTAAAACATTTCCAGTTGAGCCAATACCTAATCTAGTTGGTGTGCCAGAAGCTCCACCATAAATTGTGTCTCCTGATGTATTCATTGGGTTTGTCATACCACCTGATTGAACTATGTCAAAGAAAATGGCTGCGCTTGCGGAAGTAAAATAAAGTGTTCCACCTTCCCATTGAGTCAATGCCAAAGATCCAGCTGTTGTAACAGTTGCTGTACCAGCTGTAACTGTGCAAACACCTGCGCCTATATTTTGAATTTGAACAGAATCACCAGCAGAAAATAAAGCAGTGTTAACCGTAATTGTTGTTGATGATGCTGAATTCATTTGAATGACTGTGCCAGCATCGTCTGCTGCTAATACATAAGAAGCAGTTTTCTGAATAGGTGATCCACCACCCATTGCGGTTTGTTGAAGACTTGTCATCTGAGCAGCAGTTAAGACCTGCCCAGTTGTGAAGGTTTGTTTTGCCATTGTGCTCCTTAGTAACTTAGTGTATTGGTATCTAGTAACCCATATAAACTAGAATCCAATATGAATCCATCTATTATAGGCTCTAATGTCGTAAATGTCGTTTTCCATGAGTTCACAGATATTGAGTGTTGAACGCCAAATACCTGCAAATTCTTGGTAATGCTGGATGTGCCTACCACAGCAGGCTGGGTAGTTGTAATACTTATAGGATCAAAATAGTCAAGATCTAAAGCAGCAATAATGCCTGAATTGTAATTAGCGTAATAAAGATCCAAAGTCATGGCATCGCATCGAATGGTAGTCTCAGCTCTAGAAGCCACATACGCCCTTGCATAATTGAGAGCTGTAGCCGTATCTTGCATCAATAGGTCATTTTGAGTGTAGGAATGAACAAAGTACTTGGTTATTGATGCTGAACTTATAGCTGTTTGAGTAGCCAATCCTGTAGCGGTGATAGCGGCCTGATTAACCACCTGAGCATCATTAAGAAGCCACATTGCATTAAAGTATGAAATGTTTGTGCCATTGTCATTAAAAACTACTGGTGTGTTGGCAGGGCTACTTGTGCAATAACTTCTATTTTTGAAAGTTGCAATTCCATTAGGATCAATATAAAAAGCACCATACTCAGTAGTTTGGACAGTTTGAATTGCAGTTAAAGCACTTCTTTGCGTTCCCGGATCTGCCTGACAAGTAGTGTTACCAGTTTGAATGGATCTAAGAGATGTTGGCCAACCTACCTGATCTAATATTCTTCCTATTCTTGCACCAGTATCTTCTCCTGCAACTGCCCCAGTTATTGTAGTAACCAAAGCATTGGAAAGAAGTCGCATTCCATCAATGGCGGTTATTGTGGTATAGACCACTTCTCCCACATTCTTAGGAGTTACTGTGTTGTAACCAGTAATGTAACCCGAAAACAAAGGATAGGTTGTAGATCCGTATGTAGCAGTTATTTGAACTTTACGCATTGGAGTTAAAAGATTGTAATAAGGGCTAGATGTATTCTGTGGATTAAAATCACCATTTTGATCAACAATACGCATAGTTAAAGTACCAGCCTGAAATTGATCAGCGGATGCGTTACGGCCTCTAGATGTTGTAATTGCATCTAATTGATCTGATACATCAACAATTACAGCTGTTGAATCAGCAAGAATGTTTGTGCCTAAAATACCCTGACCAATAATAAATGCTTGACCAAAACTTGCTCCGGTCGAGAAGTTAATAAAAGCATTAACTGTTGGAATTGCCATTAGCCACCACCAAAGCCATAGCCACCAGGGGCTAGTGAGTAACCACCTTTTTGTAAATCAATGTATGTTTGTTGAATTACCTTTGTTAAATTAGATGGATCTATCATGCTGGAAGCATCAATGTTAACTGTAATGGTTTGTCCAGCAGCTTGTTGAGAGGCTAATTGTGATTGGAAGTAACCAACAGCTTGTGCAGTATATCTAGCACTTGAAGCGGTATCTTGTAATGAAAAACCTTGTGCCATTAATTGCGCTTGTGCTTGTTCAGCAGCTTGATTAGGTGTAACACCAGTTAAAATATCTTTAGTTAAAAGTGGACTTAATTGATTGTTTGCTATTGCTTGACCTAAACCAGATGATGCGCTAGGTAATGAAACAGATACTTGTTGAGCAGCATTAGCAACTGGTAATTTAATTTTTGCAATTAAATCAATAATGTCTTGAATGTATTTTGGCCATTCAGCAAAAGGATTTAAGGCTTTAGGAAGTGATGAAATTGTCTTAGCAAGATTAGTGGTTTCTAATTGAGATACTAATAACTGCTGACTAAGTTGATCTGCTGCTTTGCTATTGTTGGTTAACAATGCTAATTGTAAATCTAACCTTAATCGCTCATTATCGGTTATTTTATTTTGTAAAGCAGCGTAAATTTCAGCTTGTGCTACATCTAAAATTGTGCCTGCCCTGGCTAAAAGTAATTGATCTTTAGCAGCCGATGATTGAGCCTTAGCAGCTGTGGTTTGTAATTTGGCTGTTGTGGCTTGAGTCTTGGCTAACTTCTCAGCTCTAGCATCTGCCGCTTTAGATGCACCGCCTCGATCAGATCCAGCACCTGGGGTAATGACTGTTTTACCGGTTAGATCATTCCAGAATTTAATCCAAGTATTGCCTTTGAATAACTCTAGGTTTCCAATAACAAATTTGCTTATATTGCCTGTCAAAAAGCCAATAGCATTACCCAAGCCAACAATTGATTGAGTAGTTGAATCTATGCTTCCAACAGAATCTAAGCCAGTTAAAATGCCTTTACCAATAGACTCTTTTAATTGATCGTAAGCCACACCAAGTTTGGCTACATCACCAGTATAACCTTGCGCTGCATAGGAAGCCTGTCCTTGAAAAGTATCATTTAATATAGTAATTAAATCAGAGAATTTAGATCCTGATAATTCAGCCTTGGATAAACCAACGCCAAGTCTTTGTAGAGCTGTATTGTTTCCTAAATAACCTTTGCTTAAAGCAGCTACTACTGAACTTAGATCCTTACCAGTTCCAGCAGACACATCCAAAGCTGTGTTTAATAATGATTGAGCCATCGCTGTATCGTGAGTAGCGATAAGTAATGAGTTATATGCTGGCTTTAATTGTTCATCTACAATGCCAACTTGTAAAGATAGTTTGTTGAGATACATATCCACAGCAGGAGATTTATATGCCATGCCTAAGTTGTTCAATGTTTGATTAAGAGATTTGGCAGCCTTTTCACTTTCTAAAAATGCAGTTACTGAACTTTTTCCAAACTGAATAATCTTGTGAACAGCAAAAGCAGCACCAAGGGTTTTGCCAACTTTTTGAGTTACTTTTTCAAAATCGGTTAATTGCTTTTGGCCTTTGGCAAGGGCTTTGCCATTAAACTCTGTGGTTAACTTTACAAAGATATTGGAATCAACGGCCATTATGGTTTTGCTCTCTTATTAAATTCTGTTATTGCTCGATTGATTGCTTTAATTCCAGCAGGAATTGCTTTGTTATTTTGTCGAGCCCATGCACGATAAATCAATCGGCCTTTAGTCTTTCCACCACCTGTTAACTGACCACCTAAAGAATTGATAAATTGCATACCAGCTCTTGGGTTACTTGAATGAGAATATTTTTTACCGGCTATTCCTTTACGGCCTACCCATGGCTGACCAGAAGGATTCTTACGACCAGCAGTCTCATAGATAGCACCAGCAGCAGTTTTGTTATAAACAATATAACTTGATTGAAAGCCAGCTTGATTTGCCTTGCTTTTTCCCTGCGTGTAAACAATTCCTTTTTTAATAGCAGCTGTATCAAACACTCTGTTTTCCCAAGTGCCGTGTTGATTCATCCAGCCAGATACGGCTTTGAAAGGTACATAACTTCTAGCTTCATTTCTTACTGGCAGCATGATTGCTTTAAGTTCATCGTTCATTTGTTTATAAAGATCGGGTGCAAACTCTTTCATGGCACGCTTAGTATTAGCGAGGCCTTTTAGTTCGACTGGCATTTCTAATCGCCTCATTCCGATCTTTTAAGACTTGAATAATGTTATGTAACATATCCGAATCTAACTCTGATAAAGATTGAGGGGCGATACCTGTTTCAACTGCAATTGCTGCAATTGTATAGGTCATCGAACCTCTATCTAAAAATTTGCTTCGTCATCCAATACTTCAACCTTTGATAGTGTCTCCACAAATGCAAGGCCAAAAGTTGGAACAGTTACATCAGCTCTCCGTAAGCATTCCCAAGCAAGCCAATAAATATCTGACTGCCTTTCCTGCTCACGGAAAGTCTTATGTATTCCTGATTTGAAATGTAATTCAAAGGCCATTTCGATCGCTGGAGTAATCGTATGATCCGAAACCTCTCCAGTAGCCCTTGTGATTCGAAGTTTAGCCATTGTTTTCTATCTCCTTAGAATGAACCTGTAGTTGTTTGTACAACTGTTGAATTACATGTGAAAGACATGCTGGAGTTTGAGATATCTCCAACTGCGCCGTTCAATGGTGTTAAGTTGTTAACAAGAATGCTAACAGTATAAAGAGGATTTGTCGCTGATACTGCAGTTCCTTTTACAGGAAGTAATACAGCTGTAACAGTAGTTCCGTAAGCAGCTTGTAGGGTTGCTTGTACGCTTGCTGCTGCAAAATCGTTTAAGAAGTTCAAAGTTAGGGTGCTTGCTTCCAAACCTTTGACCATCTTATGTGCTGAGTCTCCTAGCGCGGTAACCTCCAGCTCATCGAAAGTCTGTGTAAGTGTTACTGATGTAATGTGGTCAGATAGATCAACAGAGTTAATCTTTACGCCAACATTATTTTGTAGAAATATGGCCATTATTATTCCTTGTCTTTAGTAGGTGCTTGTAGTGCTGGCTTTGGATCTTTAATCTGACCGATCTTGATTAAAAACGCCAAATTCTCTGCAGTTGTATCTTCTGCCATGTTAACTCCAACTCGTTAGTATGTCGAAACTTAAATCGCATGATAATAAGTCTCCTGATGGTAATGATAATACAGATGGTGCTGAAAAGGCTGGAGCGTTATAGACCAAGCCTGATGCACTTAGTTTTTGATAAACAGCAATCATAAACTCTTCCAAGTTAATTAAATTGCCTTGATTATCAAACATAGGTGCAAATAAAGTAATTTTGAAATGAGCGGTAGGGCTTATAGCTAAATTTGAATTATCGTTGGTTGTCAAATAAGGATCGTTTGGAGAAATCACTATTGAATTTGCTTGTGGGGCAGCTGGTGGGTAAGCAAACACAGACCATACGCCAGCATTAGTCAAAGCTGTAGCGATGGTTGATCTGAGTGTAGTGATTGCTACTGTCATTAGCCGACCATTGATCTTGGGCCAGTATAAGGGGCTATAAGACCCTGTACACGGCTTATTAAACTACGACCCATCTTGTATGGACTAGGTTGGAAATCAACGGCAGATCCACCGGTAGCTGGAGTCTGCCGAGCCTGCCAGATGTCTACCGCTAGCATCATGGCCGCCTCACGAACAGCTGGAGTAGTTGCGTATGAAGTTTGTTTTGTATCTACACCAGCCGCTTTACCATAAGGGACAATAAGATGATAGGGATCGTCAGCAGCCGTAACGCTAAACTGAATAAGACTATAGCC